CTGTCGGGATCAAAGGAGGCGTTCTGGATTGCCTCTTTCCCGTTGTTGCAGAGGTTCACCGTCACCGCGTCCGGCTGCTTGCCATAGCGGGGGGCAAGGCGGACAGCGAGACAGGCCGTGAACGCCTCGTTCCCCTCATCCGCAATGGACGAAAGCCCGTAGGTGTCCACCGATACCGTCTCGGTGAGGCTATCGAGCGTGGGGGCGGCCATGATGGTCTTTTCCAGCACCCACTGCTGAAGCATGTTGTTCAGTGCTGTCAGGCCGCGCTGCGCTTCGTAGTCCTGAAGCGGCTCTTCGGCCTCGTCGATCCCGAGCATGGCGCGGGCGTCAACGATGATGTCGTGTGCTGTCGCCATGGGAACCTCAAATGAATGGGGGAGAGGCGAACCCCTCCCCCGGTCTTGTTACGCCGAACCCTTGATGAGGCCGGCAGCGACCATGGCGGCGCGAAGCTCGTTCACCAGCGTCACGATGGCGTTGGCCTGAGCCTCAGAGTAGCCGTAGGGGGTCGATGCAGTGGCAGCCGTGGCAGCAACCGCAGCCTGAGCAGCACCGGAGCGCTGCACGATCGGGGTCGCACCATAGAAACCAATCTTGTCGGTGGCCGACTGACCAAGACGCGCGCCGTCTCCACCGCCGTCCGAGAGTTCCTTCACAGCCATTGGACTGTCCTTTCAGAAAAGAGGAAGGGGGCGGTGGTTAGCCGCCCCCATGGGATCAGGTCGAACCGCTGATGCGGGTCGCGAGGCGCGGGTCGATGGTCTTGACGCCATAAAGGATGTCGAGACGCCACATCGAATGGTCGTTGATGCCGTCATAGACGGGGATCACACGAACCGACGTGCCCTTGTAGGTCTGGCGACCCACCTGGGTTGCGCCCGGAGGCGAGACAAGCGGGACCGTGACCAGAGCGAAGGCGTTCTTCTGGAACACAAGGTTCTGGCGATACGGGGTCGAAGCCGTACCGAAGAACGTCACGGCCTGGTTGTTCAGGTCCGTAACAGCCGTGATGTCGACGTTCTTGAAGGCACCCGTCCAGATCATGGCCGGATAGATCTCAAGATCCGTCTCCGAACCCACCGCAGTCGCGTCGGAAACAACGACGAACTGCTTCAGGAACGGAAGGCGAGCCTTCGTGACCGGGTTGACGGCCCACACGCCATCGATGGTGAAGACCTCACCAGCCTTGATCGTGTCGGTCGCGCCGCCGAGGGTGTCGATGTGGATCGTCTGCACCATGGTGTCCTTGACCGACGCATACGAAACGGTCGAGGCGGTGATGGACAGGTCGATCAGCGGGGAGCCGGTGCGCGAGCCCATGGTCAGGGACTGCACGTTCTGGCTCATGTGGGTGTCAACGCCACCGATCATGCCGAGCGAGCCCTTGCGATAGGCACCCTTGGCAACGTCCTGCATGTACAGGGCGGTCTGGGAGCCAAGCAGGCCCCAATGATCGGAGGGAGCAAGGGCAGCCATGCGACCCTCAGAACCCACCGCATATTCGTCAAGGCGCTGGGGGCCAAGAGCGAAGTCAGCGTAGGAATTGATGGTCTGGCCGGCAGTGCCAACCCACGACGGGATGTCCTTGGCGAGAGCCGCAACATCGCTGTCGATCTGGTTGGCAAGCTGGACCATAGCCGGCTTGATGGCGCGCTCGGTCAGGTCCTTGATGTTCAGGGACAGTTCCTGCGAGGTGAACTTGAAGTCCACGCCCTTGCGCTTGTTGACCTGGATGGTCGTCTTGCCTTCCACCACGTCCTGAGCCGAGGCAACGGCACCGTCACGAACGGTGTAGTCAGCCGGCTTGCGAATCGAGATGGTGTCGCCAACGGTGTAGCCGTTCGGAGACATGTTGAAGTCTTCCTCATAGCCACGGAACACCTTGTCCGCAAAAATGAGGTTGTTGTCGAGAACTGCCACCGCCGCTTTCGCGATGATGTCAGCCGTAAGCTGGGAATTGGACATTTCGGGGAGCCCTTAGGCAGGCACCCGCATTAGCTGGCGTCCTTCAGCAGCCATGCTGCAAAGGCGTCCATGCTCATGTTGTCGGGTGCTGGTGTCGTGGAAGGCGACCCACCCCCGGCCAGTTTCGGCGCGGGCGGCGGTGCCGTTGATGTTCGCTTGGGCGGCGGGATCGAAACCTTCGCTTCGATGCGGCCGAGTTCCAGACCCTGACGGGCTGGCGGGAGTGACGCGATGCGCCGTGCTTCCTCGGGATTCTTGCCGAGGTAGTAGAGGATGGCCGGGCCGTTATCGTGCTCTGAGATAACGTCCGCCATCGTCTCCGAGACGGGCAGTTGCGGGTTGTGCGCGATGATGTCGAAGTCGGGGAACCGATCCTTGACGGTCTCGACCTTCTCACGCCATGCGGAATGACGCGCCTCTTCGGCGCTCTTGCGGGCTTCCTGCGCCTCTTCCTTCAGTTCATCGGCCCGCGCCTGCTTGACTGCGTGGCTGGTCAGGTCGGCCTGGAACTTCGTGGGATCGTCGTAGGAATCGGGGTTCGGGGCTTGCTGCGCCTCAAGGACCTTCAGACGCGCCTCTAGTGCTGCGGCGCGGCGTTCGGCTTCCTTCTTCGCGGCAAGGGCCTCTTCCACACGCTGTTGAGCGCGGGATTTCGGCTTCTCCTGCTTCTCTTCTGCCGGTTCCGGGGTTTCCGTAGTGGCTTCTGTTTCAGGAGCTTCGACCTTTTCGGTGGTCTCGACCGGGGCCTCAGTTTCAGCCTGAGGGACGGCTACCGGCTCAACGTCAACCGGCTGCGTGGTCTGCTCTTCCATGGTTCTCACATGAAAAAAGCCGCCCCGAAGGACGGCCTCTGACCCGGTTCAGCCGGGACTGTCAGCCTTGCGCGGGCTGAATCGCGATCTCAGGGTCCATGATGACCGGAGGGGCCATGAGGTTCTGCATGGCCTGTGCGGTCTTGGCCTTCTCGCCTTCCGTCTTCGCCATGGTGTTTTCGATCTTTGCCGCCTTCTCGCGGGCCTCAAGCTCGGCCATCGGGTTAGGCTGCTGCTGTTGCTGCATGGCCTGTTGTGCCTGCGCCATCTTCTCGGTGTCGCCGCCGGTCTCATCGATCATGTCGAACAACTGCTGAAGCGGTGGCGGCAGCATGGCCTTCAGGCGGGCCGCGATGACCTCGTGTTCCGGCCAGTCCATCATCTTCGCGATCTTGTCGAGCATCGCCGGGGCAGCGTTCGGATAGGCACGAGCGAACTCAACCATGGCGTTGGCGGCTTCGATGCGCTGCGTGTTGTAGCTCGGTCCGGTCGAGACCGTGACATCGTACTTGCCGACCGACAGATCGTTGATCGTCATCGGCTCGCCATTCTCGGCAATCGTTGTCTGGTTGACCTTCACCCAGGCTTCGGAGCCATCCTCATTCAGAAGACGAACAACGCGCTCGGTGTCATAGATCTTCGGGATCAGCGCACAGACGATCTCGCCGGCCCTGCGGATGGCGTAGGCGAGGTTGTCGAAGAAGTGGTAGGTGGACGTGTCCCCTTCCCGCTGACGGGCGAGGATGGCCTTGCCAGAGGTTTCATTCGACTTCGCACCCAAGCCAGCATCGTAAATGCCTGTCGTGCCCTTCATGTCATCGGCTGCGATCTGGGCTTCCTGCCAGAGAGCATTCGGAGGCTGCGGCGCGGCGATGCGCTGCGGAGCGCCAGGAGCTTGCGGGTCGGGGCTGTAGAGCAGGTACGGAAGCGGCGAGACGTTCGCACGATCCCACATCGCACGGTGGTTCTTGATCTGCTCGGGCGTGAGCATGAACGGCGCTTTGGGAGCGAGGGCAATCAACTCGGCAGCCGAGGAGCGCCAGTAGTTGTAGAGCCTCTGCGGGTCCTTCGCATGACGAATGAGGCCAGAGCGGACAGCCTGCGTCCCGATGACGGTTTCCTCGCCAATCACCGGAATGATCGGGATATGAGCGACCGGGAACTTGTAAGGGCCTTCAAGGACCTCCGAACCCGAGACGATGACCATCTCGACCTCAAACCCGTCCACCTCACGCTGGATCGGCTCGCCATTCTGATCCCTTGCAACGGGAAGGAACGGCTGAAGCTCAGGCTTGAAGTCCGACAGGTTGACGGTCTTGCCGTCTTCCATGAGAGCGAGCGTGTATTTCTTCGGCTTCTTGTACCAGTACTCCGCGATCCGCATCATGGAATCATCGCGCCAGAACAGGAACGTGTCCTGACTGGCGTCAACCGGATCGACAGGAGACAGAATGGCCTTGGGATACTTCTTCTTGAACGCCTCTTCCGTGATGCCATCGACCACGAAGCAATAATCAGCGTCCGAGCGGTCGATCTCCTTTGCATTCGGATCCCAGAACACACCAAGCGGGTTCTGAATGGCCCGGATGATGATGTCCTGCTCGGTTACGCTGTCCTTGCAATACTCGGTCCCGACGCGGAAGTGACCAACGCCACAGGCCACCGCAGCCTGGAACGCCATCGTATAGACCATATCGGCCTTTGAAATGCGTTCGATCTGGCGAACGATGCCATTATACATCCGCGCAATCTCGGGGTCGCCCTGATCATCGACGGGAGACACCTTGATCGCAGGACGAGACTGCCGCATGTCGCCCGTCACCTGACGGATGAACTGCGGCATCCGGTTGACCGTGATGCACGGACGGCCCTGCGCTTCACGCTGCCTGCGAACGTCCGGCGGCCACTGATCGCCAGCGACGAACTTCAGATCGGACAGCGCATCGTCACGGTTGTCGCGGTCGGCTTCCCACGCGAGGTTGAAGCGTTCCATGACCTGACGGTGCTCGGGCTTCTTGCCGCCCTTCTCCATTCCGTCAGGTTCGATCATGTGAAGACCAAATATCCGTTCACATCACCGGCAGCCGGTGCGGTGTCGTCGCTTTCAGCCTGCCCCGTTGTGATGCGGTAGGAAATGCCGTTGGAAAACGGAATGCCGTAAACGAGAGGAGTGCTAACAATGGGGGTGGTGCCAGTTGCGCCAGCAAACATTGTGAAAAGCGGAATGTCAGATGATGTCGGGGCCGTCGCCTTGTCATAAATCTTAATGAAGCGCCCGGATGCGGCGTAGTTGGTGATAAGCCCACCGTAAAGCCGCCCCGGCGTCGCTTTCACGACAACGCCGGTCGTGTTGGCAGCCGATCGGATCGCCCTTGTGACCAGCGATTCACCGTGCTGGATGATCTCAAATCCATTTGCCATATCTTACACTCCCAGCCATCCGCCCGAATGCTGGGGCGGGCCTGCGTAGAACTCGACTTCATCGAGCTTGGGGACGGCCTTGCGTGTCGCTTCAAGGGCGTATCGCAGCGCGTCGATGACGTGGTTCTTCTTGTCTTCCAGAACGGGAAGTATCTCGTTGGTCAGCTTGTCGGTCTTCCACGAGTAGAGCGTCAGTTCATCGATCAGGTGGGTGCACTTGGGATGCACCACGATGTCCACGCTCTTCAGGAACTCAACGCCATCCTTGACGCTGTTCGGGCCTTTCTCAGCCCCATGGATGTTGAAGCCAGCCCGCCGCATGAATGAGATGGTTTCAGGTCGAGAACTGTCAGCGGTGATCGGCCACTCCCTTGAACCGCTGATCTGGTCGAATAGCTGCGGCGTCCGGTCGATCTCGCAACCGATCTTGTGCGCCTCTGCATCAATGTAGAGCGTTCGATCCCACAGGTAGGCACGAACCAGGACGGTCGGATCAATGGCAAAGCCCCAATCCGCTCCGAAGTAGGGCCTTGCGTCCGATGGAACGTCCAGGCGATCAATGCGCCAGTTCCGAAAGACGCGGGCCTCGCTGTTCCTCTGATACTCGCCTAGCCAGATGTGAGCGTATTTGTCAGGGTCTCGTTCC